ATATTGCTCCTTAAACAGCGTAGGGGTTCACCCGCTTTTGCTGTGTGAATTCCAGATAATCATCGTCGTCATTATCGCGGGGTTCTGGATTGATGTCGAGCCAACCCATATCCTTTAGCAATCGAATCGCTTGCGTTGCGCTATCCACATAATCGTCATGCGCCGCATCAGGGAATGCGCATATCTGACTTAGGAAACCCTCGCACCAATCCCGCACATACCCTTTGTGAATACTCGACTCGGGTAACCATACTCGGCCAGTTGCGAATATTGAGGCGGTAATTTGCAAGCGTTGCATCTTATCGGCATTACCGGGGTTATATGCACGCACAGGCAAATGCGCATACCGCAATTCTTGAATCAGGGAAATACCCGCCGCCTTGTCCTCGACCAGTATCAGGTCGGGGCGCTTGGCATCCCGGCCCTCGCCGTAGGACACGCGCCACTCATCCAGCACCTTGGGCTTGAGTTTGGGGAAGGACAGGTGTTCAGCCCAGCAGTCGATCAGAAGGACGCTCATAGGGCCGTCTAGCGGCTTGAATACGCCCCATGTGGTCATGGCCGTCGGGTCGTTGTGTTCCTTCTCTGAGAAGGCGCAGTCGTAACTCTGCACAATGAACTCGAACTTGGGGAACGGCTTGTTGCCCGGCCAGAGTTTGAACATATCGCGGGACACCACCTTGCCGTCTTCCAGATCGACGATGGCCCCCATGACCTCCTGCTCGTACAGTTTCGACCCCTTGTACTGTTCCAGTTGGTTCTTGAAGGTCGGCGCAAGGTTGGCCGAGTTCTCATAGGTGCTGGCGCGGTCGATCACCACATCGTCGCCCTCGCGGCCCACAAGGTCGAGGATCAGGTCTTTCGGGCGCGGTGTCGTCGTCACGATGACGCGGGGCTGATTACCCAACCGCAGGCCGAACATCATCATGTCCCACGCCTCTTGAATGTAGTGGAATGCGGCCAACTCATCGCACCACGCAAAATGGAACTGAGGGCCGCGCAGGCGCTCGTATGAGTCGGCGCTGATACCCCGGATGATCGAGCCGTTGGACAACTTGATCTGGTGATCCTGCTTGTTGTAGTCAACGATCAACTCGGTCGGGATGCAGTTGAGCAGGCCGCTCACACCCTCAAAGCAGGTGAACTTCAAGTCATTCGAGGTAGGCGCCAGCACCAGCCCACGGGCGCCGGGAACCAGCCAGCACCACCACCACAAGGCTTCAGCGGCACTACGGGTTTTCCCTGCCCCACGGCCCGCCAGCATCATCCAGACGAGGTAGTCCTGCTCTAGCGGCGGGGGGACTTGGTAGCGGTGGGCGCCAGCCACCCATGCGGCGTGGGCGATCTTGGCAATGCGATCATGCTCGGGCTGGGCGTCGAACTCAGCCTTGACTTCTGGGTCTTCCAGAATTTCAGCCAGCACGCTTGGTCATCTCCATGTTGCGGATGATCTCCAAGAACTTGTCGGCGTTCTTGTCCTCGGTCTTGATCGGGGCGCCGTTGGGGTCGCCAGCCAAGATGGTCTTGTCGCCATACTTGTCGGGGCGCCACTTCGCCAGCAACTTGAGCCGGGTCTCGACCTGCAACTTGCGGTGGCCCAGCAGATCAACGCGGCGCTTGGACACAACCGTCTTGCCCTTGTCGTCCACGGTCTCGGTGATCTCCTCGCCCCACTCCGGCGTGTCGGCGATGTGCAGGCATTCCTCGGCGATATTGTCGTAACCAACCTCACGGGCGCGTGCGATGTGTGCAGAAAGATCGGCGTCGCGAGTCATCCAACTGTAAACCGTCCTCCACGCTGGCATTCCCTCCATACGACAGATAACCCTCAATGGCGTTCCCTCTGAGAGTAGTTCGCATATCTGATGCGCGGTATCAGGGTCGTAGTTTGACGGGCGTCCGGTCTTTTTGGGGCTTTTGGCGGGTTTTTGGGCGGCGGAGGTACTTACCCCTGCCTTGGGGGCTTTTGCGGCCTCTGTGGCCTTTTTGCGTGGCTTCTTGACGGTTTCTGGCATCACCCGTAATCCCCTTGGTTAAAACGAACTGATTCGCAGTGTAATCGATTCGCTTTCGGGTCGCCAGACCTCCCGGCTTTTCGGGCCGGGAACCGATTCGGTTTTACTTCGCTTTCGCTTCGCAACTCACGCGATTGTTATGCTGGTCAAAGCAATCTGGCTCGAAGTCGGGAATCCACATCAGAAACCCGATTGCCAGCATCAGCATTATACCAATCAAGACCTTTTCCATCAAGGTTTCTCCTGACTGCTGGCTAGGCAATTTGCTCATCATCTCGTCAATTTCTTGCTTATTCATGCTGACACCTCTTTTGCCAATATTGCCTGCAAACCCTTGAGCATTTGCTCGGCCTCTGCGCGGGTCAGCGTGGTGTGCATACTGGCACCACGACTTTGCAGGGACAGCCACACGCCGCCGTCATCCCACTCGTCCACGCTCACGCGCACTTCGTCTTCGGTGTAGATGGTTGTTTGAATATCGTCGCTCATAATCGATTCGCTTTCGTTTGGTTAGTGATTGGTTTAATAGTCGTAGTAATCGTCTGCGGTCATGGACTCGGCAATCTCGCGCTCAATCTCAGAGTTAATCTCCGATGTGATCTTGCGCTCCAGCCATGCGGCCTTGCGGCCCCGGCGATCCAGCACCTCGTACTCGCACTCGGTGTAGCCGTAGTAGTCCCAGTCACTGGCGGCTGTCCACTTGTTGCCACTGCCCTTGACCGACTCGAAGTGAGTCACGCCAATGATGCAGGGGATGCCTGCGACGCGGGTTTCGATTTCTGTGATGTATGCCATTTCGCTATCCTTCGCTGTTAATTGGGGGCCGAAGCCCCCGGCTGGTTTACTTGCCTGACCACTTCTTGATGAAGCGTTTGATCTTGTTGAGGTCAGTGCGTGATGGCGTGTAATCGTCGCCAAGTCCCCGCTCACCCTCTTCGACCAAATCGATCTCATGCTGTGCGCGGTAGACCAAGTGAGCAATGGTTCCATCGAGTTGGTCATCGTTGACTTCGGGCAACAAGTCAAACTCTGCTTTTGCTTTTTCGTATAAGTTTTTCATTTCGCTTTTCCTTCGCTGTTACCTGACTATGCGATTTGCTGTGTCAGTGAAGATAGTGTAACACAGTCTTTCACCATTGCAAGCCCCAAATCAAATTATTTTCTAGGTACTTTCCCTAAGTTCTTCGATGGTGTTGCCGGACTCGCGTGGCTCCCAGATGCTGACGATGATGCTGTCGCGCTCGGCGCTGAACACCGTGATGGGAGCGTCCAGATCGATGTGGTGCATATAGGACAAGTTCATCGTGTGCGGGCGGGCGTAGGACACCGTCCCGGTGTAGGGCTGGCCGTAGTACACGCCCTGCACGCGGGCGCCGATGGCGATGGGTTTCTGGTCTTGCATGGTGGTCTCCTGATGGGGGCTTTCGCCCCCGGTTCGTTATGCCTTGGCAGGCTGGCCTGCTTCGAGGATTTTGTTGGCCGCGCTGAAAATGCGCTGGGCTGACTTGTCGCTGATCTCGGCGTCGGCCAGCCAGTTCTGGATGTAGCCGCGAGACTCGTGCAGGCCGGGCAGGTCGAGCAGGGCGCACAGCAGGTAGGCCACGCCTTCGGCCTCGACTTCGCGCACATCGCGGGGAGTCATCTCGGAGTCGGTCAGCAGACCTTCCTTGGTGTGGCCCAGCACGCAATGGGCGATCTCGTGGAAACGAGTCTTGTGGGGGTACTCGGCCACGGGGTTCACCGCGATGGTGTCGAGTTGGGCGTAGCCCTGCACATTGCCGTTGGCAATTGCGAAGGCGGTCTCGTTCAGGCCGAGGGTTTCGAGGGCGCGGGCCTTGTCCCATGTGGGCACGGGCACCTCGTTGGCGAAGTCTTCGCCGTCGGTCTGGCTCATCACAAACCAGTTGTTGCGCATGGTGAACATCTGAAACACATCGCCAGTCTTCTCGCCAGCCTCGTCCTTCTTAGCGATGGTGACGGGCATCACGAGGGCGATGGCCTTCTCACCCTTACGCACTTGGCGACCGAGGTCTTGCCACTTCTTGAAGGTGGCGATGGGGCCGAGGGGAATGTCGCGTGCCATGCACTGAGACCAAGCCAGCAACTGGTTGCCGAGGCTGTAGCCGTAGAAGGTGCTGTACGCCTTGCTGATGATGCCGGGTTGGCTGATGGCATCGTTGAGCAGTTGAGAGAAGTTTGCTTTTTCCATGATTCGCTGTCCTTTTCGCTGTTACCCGACTGCACGATTGCTGTCGGTGATTGAAGTGTAACTCAGAATTTCACATCAATGCAATACCCGACAAGTTTTTAGGGTTATCGGCCTCGGCCAGCCACTCTGTGAACACTTCGTTGGCCTTGTTTGCCTTGGCCCATTTCTCCTCCAGCCACTTGCGATGATCGTCGGGCAGGTCAAAGGCCAGCGCCAGCACCATCGTGCGGCTGGGGTGCCGCAACTTGCGAAAAGCCTTGGCCTCAATCTGGCGTATCCGCTCCCGAGTTACCCCAAACACCCGAGCCACTTCCTCCAGCGTGTAGTCGTGCCCTACGCGAAGCCTTAAAACGGCCTCCTCGCGCTCAGTGAGGGTGGACAGTAGATAAGCCACCACCCGCTCTTGATCGCGCCTCAGAGGCGGTTCTGACGCCTCCCACATCCATTCCGGCAATGACCGGAACTCTTCACTCTCTGGCTCGTCGTTGCGCGTATACCAGAGGCCGCGCACCGCACTGGGCAAGTCGCTGACGGCAATGTCACCGAGGGCTTTTCTCACCGGATTCCCCTTTGAGTCGGTTCAGCAGTGTTTCGATGGGGCCAGTGATGCGCGGCTCGTGCTTGTGGGCCTCGATGTACCGCTCGATCTCGGCAACGATGTAATCGCAACCGTGGTCAAAGCCCTTGATGTAGTTGATGTCAGCGGCGGATTTCGGATCGAACATGATGTCTCCTCAGAAGGGTGCGTCAGGAATGTCGCTCAGATCGATGCGCGGCTTGCGCGTGCGCTTGATCTTCACCGTGATGTACTCGTATGCGTCGCTGGGCTTTTCCCACACCCAGCGCACCACATGGCCGAAGCAATCGAGGATGCCGTACTTGATCATGCTTCCTCCAGTGCGAGATAGCCGTCGGGGGTTACCGACCACACTACAGCATCTTTGCGTTGGGCGGTCTTCCTGCGGCTCCCACTGTCCACCACAAAGCCGCGATCCATCAGCGTCACGCGGCAGGGGCGGTACGAGTTTCCCGGCATACCCATGATGTTCTGGGCCTCCTCATCAGTCAGGCCGTTGGGGTACTTGGACAACTCCACCAGCACCGTGCGCGTCATGGTTCCAAACTTGGGCGCGATGGCCTCTGCGGCGGCTGTAGAGGTGTCGCTGTGCCACTGGTGAGGGGGTAGCCTGCCTGACCCCTTGCGGCGCCCCAGATCGGCCTCCAGCAACGCGATGCAGGTCTTGATGCTGTCGGCCACAAAAATGTCTTCGGTGCGGATCGACTTGAGTTCGGCCAGCACGCGGCTCATGGTGCGCTTGCTCATGGTGTGGCCTCCGAACAAACGCCCTCGTCGATCAGGCGCTGGGCCATGCGGCCAAACCAGCCTTGGAGTCTCCAAGCCAGCCCGGTGTTGATAAGAGTCTGCCATGCCTCGATGACTTGATCCTCAGAGTCGGCTTCAATGAAGCCCTCGGCAATGCCTGTTGCGGTGAATGAGTCCATGATTCGCTTTCCTTTCGCTTTAGAGTGAAAAAGTAAATTCGTTGGCACGCAAGAACTCGCGCTCTGCCTCCGATGCCAGCACCCACGCCATTGGGTACTTGTTGATGTATGCCTGCAACCGACGACGGTTCGTCGGTGTGGGCACACGGCGGTATGTCTTGATGAGTTTGCGCATACCGCCTCCGATTACTTGCTGGTGACTTTGACCGAGAACACCGCAGTGGTCTTGGTGAACTGGGCATATGCCTCGGCGCCATGCGCCTTGATGAAGGCATCCTTGTCGAACACCGAGCGGTTGGTCTCGGTGTAGGTGGCCTTGAACAAGGCACCTTCTACGACCTTGGCGCCACCGTTGCTGGCGGCGTCCTTGATGCTGTCCTTGATGGCGTCAGCACGCTTAGTGAGGTCTGCAATCTCGGCAAGCAGTGCGCCGAGGGTGTCTACGCTGTTGGTGTTGAGATCGTTGTTCATCGCTGTTTCCTTCGCTGTTACTGACACTGCGGAATTGCTGTGTCATTGGTTGTTAGTGTAACACCACCTTTCACCTCGTCAACACAATATCCAACTATTTTGTAGGGACTTACCCTAATATGTCTTGATTCAGCAACAGCCGGGTATCAGCCAGCAGGTCTGCCTCGTCAAAGCCCCACTTCTTGGGGAAGCCCTTCGTGCCGAGGCCGTGGAGGCCCGTAGAGCCGCGATGATGCTCCGGGCATAGTGGGATGACATCCCAGTGGCTTGCGCGTCTTCCAGCCCCCGTTCCGGCCCTTGGATGATGCAATTCGGCAGGGGTGCCGGGGTAGCCCATCCTGCGGCATACGGCGCACCCCAGTTCAGCCACGGCGCTCATGTGCTTTTTTTCGGCCAGCGTCGTCATTTGTCGCCCCCCGTCAACTCGCGGTCAGGCACATAGTCGTGGACGATGAACCCGTTCTCAATCTTGCCCACCCACATTTCGGGTATCCATGTGAAGCCACCAGTACGCAACCTCCTCATGTGTGCGCGGCGCTTATGCCGGGCAGGGCTTGCGTGCGTTCCGCCCTTGTGCGGCTGTCTGACTTGCGGCTCTGGCTTTAACTCGATGGTGTTCCACGAGTAAATCAGCGGCTGGCCCTTGGCCTTGCGCTTGCGATTGATGAACTCCATCCCCTTCGCCATATGCGCCGTGACCACCTGCTCTGTCGTGTGCGCCCGCAAGTTGATCAAGCAGGCGTAGTTCACCGCACTGATGCACGCATCCTCGAACACCTTGAGAGTCTTTTCTCTGTCCATTCCGTTTTCAATCATCTTCGCCATGACATCCTTGTGAACGATGCAGTTGGAATGGGTGTCGCTGAAGTTTTGATCGGATGGACTGACTCGCACAAACCGCTGGGTCAACATTGCCACGGGCATCGGGAAACCGTCATTCCGCCACAGCATCACCGCCGCACCCTCGTACTTGCCGATCTGGACAAAACGGTCGTAGGTGAACACTGAATCGGGAAACGCTGGCTGTATCACGGCCATGTTCTCTGCTGGCGTTTGAAACTCATCCAGCCCAAACTTAACTTTGTCCCAGCCATGCTCTCTGGCAACACGAGTGAGTTCATCGTTGGCCGAATCATCAACATCAGCAAAATCAAACCATGTGTATTGCGCCGCGTCGAATGCAACCTTAGACGCAAGGTCAGCAACTCTTGGGTTCATTGTTTGCTCCTTGTAAAACCTGAACGGTTCTTGAGGTCAGCGCAGGTCTGACACCGCCACATCATCTTGCCGCCATTGCTCATGGTCTTCTTGACGGCTGGTCGCACCCTGCAAACTTGGCAGGTGTAGGTCTTGGCTTGCTCGGTCATCGCTTCATGTTCCTTACGAATACTGCAAACGAGGCGGCGGTGTCGCCGAGCGCGTGCATCTTGTCAAATTCCTTGGCAACTTCTTCAAGCACTTCATTACGCTCGACTGGCACGATGAACTTCTCTTTTGGAAATGCGTCGCGGTACTTGATGTACTCCGAGTCAAACGCTTCGTTGATTTGCTTCATCTCTTCGATTTGGCGCTTGCGCCAGCCCTGCGCTTTCTCAAGTTCGACAAACGCTTCTTCTTCGGGGTCTTCAATCATTTAGTTCTCCACATTCACGGTTGATCTTGAATCGATAGTCATTGCGGTATTCGGTGGGCGGCACAAACCCGTGCCTCCTCCATGTGGTCATTACATCTGCGCCGTGAGTCCACACCTTGCCCCAAGGCGTGGTGTAGGTGTCTTCTTGCTTGGGCGCCGGGGTCATGTCGGCAATCAACACCAACTTTTTCTTTCCAACCTTTGCAGTCATTTCAGAATCCTTTTTTGACGATGAAATACATAGACACAGCCATCAAAACGAAACCAAGAACAGCCAGCCAGTGACTGTGCAACTCCCAGCCGTCGAACAAAACAAACACCCAGCCAAGTGCGTGAATAACCATCAACTGGAATTCGTTCACAGCGTCACCTTACCTTCGGCCCTGTTGTTCGCTTGCTCAGTGCGCCAAATTTCCACGCGCAACTCTGCGGCTGTGATGTCCCACTTCAATTTTTCCTCGACTTCGACTGCCGCCTTCAATCCGTTCAACAACTCGATCATCTCTGGGTGTGCATACGCTTCACGCTCCTGCGCACCGATGGCGGTCTCCATGCTTCGCTTCATCAAGATGCCCTTCAGACTCTTGCGGTAATGCTCGATGTATGTGCGCTCTGCCTTTGCCTTTGCAAACAGCGCGGCGTTCTTCAGAATGTAGTCAACCGCTTTGTGCGGGTCTCGTTCTTCGCTCATGCTTCACTCCTTTTCTGGTGGACGCTTGCACATCCAATAAAACCAAATCAACACGATCATGGACAACCAGCACAGTGCGCCAGTCACCGTAAAAATCAACAACATGACATTCCAAAATTCACCGATCATCTCGCCGCTCCTTTTCTTCCATCATTGCCTCTGCCTGCTTGTATGCCTCGTATGCAATCTCTTCTGGCTTTGCATTCTTTGGCGCTGATTGCAAAAACGAATGCATCGCAACAAGTGCCAACACATCAATCCAATCTGGTTCTTGTTTCATTCGACCTCCTCGATCTTGATCTTCAACATCCCACCGATGTCGGGCGCCCAGTAAATGCGCAAGTCAACGATCTGCGAGTCATCGTCGTAAACGCCTGCGTGCGCCAAACCATCCAGCGTCGCTTTCAGCAGGTTGTCCAAGTCCCTGCGTCGTCTATCGGGTCGCCAAGCCTCAATGGTGACTCGAAGCGGGCCAGTGAAGTGAGCCACCTTCCCCTGCAAAGTCATCTGGTCGCCAACTTCTTCGCGATATTCGCGCCCGCGTGCGCTGATGATCATGCGCCCATCGAAGTTGCGCCAATATGTGTTGACCGATGGGGGCCAAGGCAGTGTGAACTCAATCATTGGTCATTCGCATCCGATGGCGGATGGCCTCCGACAGTTCCTCTTGACTCCACTGCAACGCAAGGTCAGCACAAGCATTGCGCTCGATTTGAATTGCCTGCTTAGTCGTCTGGATGGCGATTGCCATGATCTCAGCCTTGGCCTCGGCCAGCGCGGAGTTAAATTCATCCTGCGTGTAAAGGGTCTGGCCCTGCGCAAAGATGTTCTTTTCAAAGTTTTTCATTTCCACTCTCCTTTATTTCCTCGATTACCCTTTGCCCACTGTTCTCGAACATCTGCTTCAAGACGCGACTCGGGATGTAGTTCATTCCACCCCTTGTGGTGCTTGCCCAAGTGGTCACGGTAGCCGTGGAGCCACTTGTACGCACCGTCACGATCTTGAAGCCTCTTTTTGATGACCCATCGAACGAGACAGCGATGCCGATGCTCATCTTCCCCCTGACCTTCTTGCGTTGCATTCAAAACCGCCCCCCATTGTCAAAAGACATTGGCACGCTGTCGTTGTATTCAACGAACTGCTGGCTGGCCTTGTGATACCAAAGGCTGTACCAGTCTTCGGCTTCGCCGTTGCGTTGCTTCTCGCACATCAACATGGCGTCTGGGATCAATGAATCCACAGGGCCAACCTGCGCTTGGTGTTCTTTCTTTTTGTTGCGCCAGACCATTAGCACATTGTCAACTTGGTCACTGATTGCGCCCGACCCCTTGATGTCGTTTTTGTTGGGCTGAATCTCTTCAGATTGCAACTTGCGGATGTGGTGGATCAAGTGGATGTGGACATTGTGGTCACGCGCCAAAGCGGTCAACTCATCAACGAATGACTTTTGTGCGTTGTAATCGTCTTCCCCACTGACGCACTTCATCAACGAGTCGATGAAAATGTGGGTCACGCCCAACTCGACGGCGCTGTAACGCGACACCGCAATGACTTGCTGTGCCGTCACCGTACCCTGCTGGTCGTACAGCCACAACTTGTTGTACGAAAACAATTGCAGTCGATCCACCAAATCCAGCAAATACTTTTGCTTGTTGACATACATCGGGTTGAAAATGTCTTCGCCCGCGAATTGGCGAAGCATTCGAGTCAGGGTGCGTTTGGGCTTCATCTCAAATGAAGCGATCATCACCTTTTGACCTTGCTTGATCAGACTCAATGCAATCTGGCCTGTGATCATGGACTTGCCACCACCATTGCCGCCAGCGTATAGCGTGACTTCACCGGGGCGGAAACCAAACCCCGCCTGAGTCTTAGTCCACGGCATGGTTTGCTGTGGCTCTTCCTTTGGATTGATAAAGTCGTTTCGGACTTCCTCTAAAAAACCTTCCGCATCGCGCACCTTCTGACCGACATCGTTGGCCTTGATGTACTTTTCAAAGTCCACCTCCTCTGGTTTGACGATACGAATGCGACGCGCCTCGTCCAATTCCTTGGCCCGCTTTTGAATTTCAGACACCTGCATAGTGAACTACCTCCTCGATTCGCTGTTGTGCCACTTTTAATCGCTCCATGTCTTCATCGCTCAATTGCTTACCCTTCCTCATGTCGTATGCCGCAAGCATTACCACGAGGCACTCAAACGATGCAATGCGTAACAGGTCACTAGCGTAGAACGCTGGCTTGACCTTGGGCTTGGTTGGTTCTTTCCAATCACGCTTCTTGTCGTCAGGTGGAAACAGGTCGGACAACTCCATGCCCACTGCACCAACTACCGCGTGAACATCACAACCGCCAAAACAATGCACCAGAACTCGACCGTCTTCGGTTTCCCGCACAGACAGCGATGGCGACTTGTCAGCGTGCGCAGGGCACTGAGCCGTCCAAGAGCCGTTGCGGCCCTTGACCTTGCCTAGACGCGAAACAAAACGCTCTGCGGGGGTCATGCTTCCCTCGCTTTCAGCATTGCGTCTGCCATCCTGTAGGCCATCATTGAAACAGCCGTGTAGCCGCCTTGTTCTAAGTTAGCGGCCCCCCTACCTTGAACCATTGACTGCATCGCCTTGGCCGCAAAGTAGTCGCGCAGAGCCATGCCCTCTTGGAAAGAAACCCTCTTTGTGTCCATGTCCATTGTGTAGCCGGGGAATGCGGCGTTCTCTTGTGCTTTGCTCATGCTTGTCCCCTTGCTCGGATGGCGTTGGCCGCGACTGCGTAGTAGTTGGACAACTTGTCTCTTGCGGCAAATTCATCACACACCTTCGCACACGCCTCACGCTCTGCGGCGGCGACAAGGGCGGCAAAGCGTTCAAGATATGGGTCAAACCAATTCAAGTCCCACGCCCCGGGAATCCCCGCCACCCGCGCCATGCGGATAATGTCATCGCAAGTCATATCACCCTCCGCATCGCTTGCTGTTCGCCAGCGTCATCTTCCCAGCGGCGCTGGTTGATGTAAGTCAGGGGCGCGGGGTCAAAGCCAGAAGTCCACTGCTCGGTCTTCTTCAACTTGTTGACATTGGCAATGATGGCGTCGGCCACCATGTCGAGGTCGTGCTTGGCCCATTTCTTCTCGCACTCAGCGCGGGCAACCTTCCTCTTAGACGAAGGCCATGCAGACCAAAAGTCGTTGAATCGCGTCGTTGTCGGCTTGGCCGACGATATATTCTTATTCTGTATCTGTATCTGTTTAGGGTTTGTGTTCGGTTTCGTTTCGGTTTCCGATTCGGTTTTCTTCGGCCTGCCGCCTCGCTTTCCAAGGGATCGATTTGTTTCGACTTGATGTTGATACTTGGCGATTTCCATGTCGCAACGACTGTTGCGATACCCGTCAACACCCTTGTCAAAAAACTCCCCCAAAACCGATTCGGTTATGTCCAAATCAAGCCTGATTTTTCGTGCAACCGATTCGGTATCGAGTGGGATTGGCTTCTCGCTGATGTAGTACAGATCGAGCAGACGGCGGTACGCCAAGTCCTCGGCGTCAGACAGGTGTGTCGTGTGTGTGATGTAGTCGCCCAAATAAAATTTGTACCAGATCACTTGAGTTCTCCAAACAAGTCGGGCCGCAGGGTCGCACGCAACACCTTGCCCTTTGTGTACCGTTCAATCGCGGCGCACACCTCTGCGCTTGCCAGCCCGCGACCCGTGATGATTGCGGCCATCCACTGCTTGGTGATGCCCAAGTGCCGCGCCAGCGCGATCTTGGCCCCCCGTGGCTTGCCCTCGAAATATTGCTCCAATGTCATTGTGACTCCTTTCAGTTAGTGAAAGTCCATCATACACCAAAAAAGACTTTGTGCAAGGGGGGTTGCAAAAATAGTTCAAGTTGGTATAGTACGACACATTGACAGCGAAAGGAGCGGCAAATGCGCGATGAAAGCGAATTCCACCAAGCCATGCTGGAGAGGCAACAGATGCTCGAAGAAGCCCTAGAACGGGCGGAGGCGGGCGTTGCGACCGAGGCCGACTGGAACACCATCCGTTTTGAGTGCGGGGTGTACAAGAAGCCAAATTTGAAAACTGTAAACATTGGAGCGAACCATGAGTTTGATAGCGAGAGCAAGTGAAGGCGGAACTTTTACCCCCGTGCCGCCGGGGATGCATCTGGCGCGGTGCTACCGTGTCGTCGATCTGGGCACTCAGAAGAGTGAATATCTTGGTCAGGTGAAGAACCTGCAAAAGATAATGATTCAGTTCGAGGTGCATAGCGAAGACGACAACGGCAACGCACTTGTCACCAGCAAGGGCGAGCCGATGACCATCTCGAA